ATTGCTGTTACGTTTGCAGAAGTTGCAAGTAAATCCATATCAGTTACAATTGCTGACGTACCAAGTATTGCTAAATCTGCTACAGCATCTGCTGTACCTAATCTACCTATTTCAGTTGCTTTTGCTGCTACTGCACCAATATCAGTTGCGTCTGCTGCTACTAAAGATATATCTGCTTTAATATTTTCTACTGCTTGAATATCACTACTTATAGCAGTTAAGGCTGTTATATCACTTGCGATTCCAGCAACAGTTGCCACATCAGTTATTGATTGTGAAAATTCTAAAGCTGTTCCACCTGAGTTAACTGATAATATTTTATTAGCTACAAGGTTTGGTAATGTAAGATTATAAGTGTTTGAAGTTGTTGCTGCAGCTTTAGGAGAGAATTTTAAATCTCTTTCTACTTGCTGAATCATAGCAATAACTTTATCTAATTCTGTATTTAACGAGTCAATTTGAAATGCACCTGAAGTTGGAAAGTCTGTTGATCTAGCTACTGCTAAATCTCTATAAATTGTAATAATATCATTAAGGGTAGCCCCACCCCCTAAAGTAATTGATCCACCACCAGAAACTCCTGCTCCAGTTACCGAATATTGTGAAGCCGATGACGGTGAAGCATTATAAGATAATAATGTTGTACCATTATATACTTTAATGTCAGCAGTAGTAAAAAATTCAAATGGTACAGAAAAACTTGTCTGTGCACTTGTTGCTGTATATTGAACCCTAGGTTCTGTATCAGATATAGTAATAGCCATTATTTAAATCTTAATCCTTTTTGTATGTCGTCAAACAACCAATCGAGATACCATACATTCTGAAAAGGAATTAACCTACGCACATTTTTAGCTGTGTGGTGATTATATTTGTTTCCACCAACATCAAACATGATGTCAAAGATGTTGTAAATTTGACCACCTGAAGCTCCAAAGACTGTTCCCATTTTCCATCTAGTTGAAGATCCGTATGGTTTTTTTTCTCCTAATAAAGGTGAAATACCAATTCTATTATCAGTTAAAGTTTCTATTGCTTTGTTAACGTCAGTATAAATTCCTGCTAATCCTGATCTATCAAAAGCATTTAGAAGTTTTTGTGTTAATGATAATTTTGAATAATCTCTATTAAATCTATATTTATGGTAGATACCATCAATAAGCATACCAGAACCCATAAGCATCATAGATCCAAATAAGAAATCTAAATCTTTTTCTTGCATACCTCTCATCAACATTCTTTGAGTTGCTGACATAGCAAATTTTTTAAATTGAGCTATTGTTGAACCTAATTCTTTACTCATCCATTTAGGAGTATCTCCTAAACCTGGAGTAACAATTGTAATATTAATATCTTTATTAAGAGCTGCACCAAAAGCATCAACAGCTTGTTTATCTGACCATTGAGATGTATTAGCCATAAAATTATTTTTTGTTTTAGTGCCATGTTCATTAAATTGATTTGCTATTCTTCTAGCCATATCTTTATCAATACCTGAAGATGATAATGCTGTTTTCCATTTATCTGATAAACCACCTTTACCCCAAGCAATTGAATCTTCTAAAATTCTAGAACCAATAGTGACAGAAGCCATAGACTTAGCCATTTCTGTCCATCTTGACATGAGGTTTACATACATAAAATTGATTGCAGATACTTTACCCATGCCACCTTCAAATTTATTTGCTAAACCAAACATATCTCCTACATCTGCAAATAACATAGCTCTTTGACCTGTAACCATATCAACTGCTTCACCAAAAGATTGAGCTTCTTTTTTACCCATCTTAAAAACTTGTCCATCTCCAAGAAAATCTGAAAGCATACCAAATTGTGTTTTAAAACCTCTTTTAATTCCAGAAGTCATAGTAATACGAGCTACATCAGGAATAGCTGCCATAAACCCTGTAAGCATAGTTAATGCGTTGTAGTGTTTCATTGTTCTCATTGCTACCGAAGTCCATGCGTGAGGATTAGCAGGTAAACCATATGTTCCTTTAATAAGCTCTATCCCTGCTTCAAGATCTCCTAATACTTGATCTCTTTCCTTTAAAAGATTAGCTCTAAAACCTTTTGAATCTATTTGTTTTGTTAAAGATTCAAAAACAACAATTTCATTTTGATCAAATATTGCAGATTTTTTTTGTAAATCTATAACTATAGAATCATATCCTTGAGTCTTAGCCCATCTATATGTTAAATGATTATTATCTCTCCTTAAAGTTTGTAGTGCAACTATTTCAGCATCTTGAATAGTTTTTATAGCTACAGTATTATCCCATAAACCATTAACAAATTTAATTATATCTTTATCTGTTTTAATAACAAAAGGTTTGTTTAAATTTAAAGTAGCTTTAACTATATCGTCTGAATAAAAAGATGCTTGTTCAATATTATTAGCCCAACTTCTTCCTTTAGTTCCACTTATATTAATATTTCCTTTAAATGGTTCTTTTGTAATTCCTCTATATGCAGTAATCTTAACAGGTTTACCAGTTTTAATATCTTGTGAAAATTTTTTATTAAAAGAAGTATCGTTAAATTGCACAGGTTTAACTTTAACTTCATTTGATACTATTTTATTTGTTGGTTTACCCATTGCCATTTTCATGTTGTATTCATTTGCAACACTCATAAGACCAGGATTAAATCCAGACATTTCACTATCGTCAATAAATCTATAACCTAAACCATTAGGATCTCCGTATTTTCTTGTAAGTAAAATGTCAGGTATCATTTGTCTTGCGTATATTTTTTGTAAAGCAAATATGTCAGACATAATCATACCAGCATCTATTAATTCTAATTGTGCTTGTTTATCTAAATGTAATTCTCTTGACTTAATAGCTCTTGCGTATCTTGGGTCTTTAAATACATATCTTTGATTAGCTTCATAATCTCCTTTTCTTGGTTTAATGAAAGGAAAGTGATTAGATAAATCGTAAACTAATTCATTTAAATCTGCTTTGCTCATACTAATGTTATTACGAATATGGAATCTTTCTATAATTCCTCTAAAATGATCTTTGTTTTTATCAATAGCATTTTTAACATAAACAATATTAATATAATCTTTAACACCTTTACCTTTTTGAATATTATTTAATCTATCTGTTAATTTATCAATAGTAGATTCTATTCTAGTTAATGAATAAACTTCATCAGGATCACCATATTTAGATTTAAAAGTAACAGATCCTTCTTTCTTTTTTCTTAAATTTTTAAGTTGTTGATTCCAAAATTTTAATTCTTGTTTAACAGGTATTTCTCTAATTTTTAATTCATTAGCTAAAGCAAATAAAGGTTCATAAACATTCTTTTGAGTAGCTCTTGCAGCTTCTGCTACTTCAGGAATTGCATGGTCAAAACTATTAAGTCTAGCAATAGTTACTTCTTTAGAAAATTGATCTTGATTTAACCAACCTTCAGATTGTGCGACTTTACCTCTATTTTTAAATAAACCTAATTCAAGATCTGTTCCAAACATAGATACAGGAGTACCAGTTTCTTTTTGTTGTCTTTGAACATATTTAAGATATTGGTCTTTAACCATTTTATGAGATTCAATTTCTCCTACTCTCATCATACGCATATCAGTTTCAATTGATTTGCCTGTAGCACTAAATCCCCATGCTTTAGTATTTTTAAGTTTTAATAATGGAGTATCTAATAAATCTCCCATTATCTTTCTTGCTGTTAAAGAAGTGTTTTGTTTAATAACTCTAAATACTGGAGTCCATGGGCCATCTTCACCAAATATACCTAAATTAGATTTAACAAATTTTTCACCATACATTTGCTCTTTAGCAGTTTGTATTATTGGTTGAGATGTAACATCAGAACCAACTGCACTTGGTTTAGGATCTGTTTTATTAGGATTAACAAATGTACCATCTATTGCTATATCATCTTCTTTTATAGGAGCTTTAGAAATATATTCTTCATCAAATTCTTTAATTTTTTTTTGTGTTTTTAAATTAGGTCTAGCAGTTAATTTATTTAACAAAAAAGGAACAGTATAACCATATGCTGCTACCATAGGAACATAACTATCATCTCTAATAGGATCCATATTTTGTTTAAGTAGTTCTTCTGCTAACATTGCAGAACCAACTATTTTTCCAACATTTCCAGCTTTAGTAAAAAACAAAGCACTAGATGGATCTAATGCAGCTCCTGCAATTTTACCAATGTAATGCCAAGGTGAAGCATAATTTAAATCTTGATGTCTTTTGTATTTTTCGATTATAGAAGATGTTTCATGGCTACTTTTACTAAAATAAAATAAATGCATAAAATCTTCATATCCTCTTAATTGAGGATCTTGAGATGGATTGTAATTTTCTTCTGGTACAAAATCAGAATTATCTGACATATGTTGATAAACTATTGCTGGTAAGTTTTCTGTTTCAAAACCACCTTTAAAGTCTTTCCACCAATCAAATTTTACAGGTTCAGTTTGTTTACTACCTTCATTTGTCCAAGGTCTTGGAAAAAAGACTGTCATTATAATTTGCCTAATTCACCATTGTATGAATTAATAGCTTCATCTATTCCTCTAAATATAACTGCATTTACATAAGCATTATTAATTCCAAATTTTTCATTAAAATATTTAACACCCATTTCATGTTTAGTTATAAATTTTAATAACGTATGCATTTGATTAGCATCCATTAAATCTATTTTAGTATCTCTATCTAATGTTGGATGGTCATCCAAAGCATCAAAATAAGATTTCATATTAGTTGCATATTTAGTTCCAACTAAAATTTGTTCTACAGTAGGTACTGATCCAAATTCTGGAGCTATTGGATTTAATGATTGTGTTAATGTAGAATGATTTAAAAATAATTTAGCTGCAGCTCTAATACT